TGAACACGGTTTGGTAGTGCCGTTTTAATACTACCACCTAATTTGGAGTATATTATGAGAGAATTAAGTAAGGGTGAGTACGTTAAAAAGATAGGTTGTGATGCGTGTGGTTCATCAGATGCTAATGCAGTCTATACTGATGGAAATACACATTGTTTCTCTTGTAAGACTTCTGTCTTTGCGGACAATGATAATGAGTATATTAAGGAGGATAGAGTGGAACTAGGATTATTAAATGGTGAGTATGCTGCGCTAAATGCTAGACGCATATCTGAGAGTACTTGTGTCAAATATAAGTACCAAGTTGGTGAAGATCAATCTGGTACTCCAATTCAAATAGCTAATTATTTTGATTCTGCTAAAAAACTAGTTGGTCAGAAGATTAGAAAACCCAATAAACAATTTAGTTTTAGAGGGGAAAGTAAGGTAGGCCTATTCGGCCAACATCTTTTTGCGTCTGGAGGGAGAAAGGTAATTATTACAGAGGGTGAGATTGATGCACTATCTGTAGCCGAAGCCTTCAACTGCAAGTGGCCAGTTGTCAGCTTAATCAATGGGGCTCAATCGGCCCTAAAGAATATCAAGGATAACCTAGAGTGGGTACTTTCATTTAAGGAAGTAGTACTTTGGTTTGACGATGATGAGCATGGGCACGCTGCAGTACAATCTGTAGCTGGTTTATTTAAACCTGGCCAACTTAAAGAAGTAGCTAGTACTGGTTATAAAGATGCTAATGAGTTATTAGTAGCAAAGGGTACTGGTGCTGTGGTATCCGCCTCATACAACGCAGGTTCTGTACGAATTGACGGTGTAATTAATGGTAAGGATATGTGGGACCTGTTAAGCAAGGAAGAAACCTTTGAAACATACAGCTATCCATTCCCTCAATTAGAGGAAAAATTTAAAGGTATACGTAAGGGTGAGTTAGTTACCTTTACAGCGGGCTCAGGTGTCGGTAAGAGCACGATTGTTAAAGAGATAGCCTATCACCTGCTTATGGAAGAAAAGTTGAAAATAGGCTATGTAGCGCTCGAGGAGAACATCAAGCGTAGTGCTCTAGGTTTTATGGGAATGCACATGAACAAACCTTTATTCTTTGAGTACGATAAGGTATCCATTGAAGATAAAAAGGAAGCTTGGGAAGCTACTATGGGTGATGGAAGATTATTCTTCTATGATCACTTTGGTTCTCTTGAGGAAGAAAACTTACTAACCAAGTTACGCTTACTGATTACACAAGAAGGTGTAGACTTTATTGTACTTGATCACGTTAGTATTGTAGTTTCTGGTAACGCTGATGGGGATGAACGTAAGGCTATTGATGCCTTGATGACAAACCTACGCAGTTTAGCTGAGGAAACTCAAGCAGGTATCCTAGTTATTTCACACCTAAGACGCCCACAAGGCGACAAAGGTCATGAGGATGGTGCCAATGTATCACTTTCACAATTACGTGGATCTGGTGCTATTGCACAGTTGTCTGATGCTGTTATTGGTGTTGAGAGAGATATGCAAAGTGAGGAATTTGGTAATCACGTTAAGTTGAGAGTACTAAAGAATCGTTTTGTAGGTGATGTAGGTATTGCAGATACACTAGCCTTTGATAAAGAGACTGGACGTATGAATGTAGTGGATGAAGATTTTGCATTAGAAGGAGAATTTTAAATGTTAATATTTGATATTGAGAGTGATGGGTTGCTCGATACGGTATCCGTTATCCATTGTGGGGTAACTTACAACACAGAAACCAAGGAATACAAAAGGTACACAAATGAGGAAATTTCCTTATTAATCAATGACTTACAAGCTGCCGATGCTCTTGCAGGTCATAATATTATCTCGTATGACATACCAGTAATAGAGAAGCTCTATGGTATTAACTTAGGTGATAAAGAATTATACGATACATTAATTGTATCTCGTATTGCGTACTACAACTTGATTGCTATTGATTCAAATAGTAGGAGAGTACCACCTAGACTTAAAGGATCACACGGTCTTAAGGCTTGGGGTTATCGTTTAGGTGATAACAAGGGTACCTATGGCGAGCAGGAAGATGCGTGGAGTACATACAGTACTGAAATGCTTGATTACTGTGAGCAGGATGTAGTACTTAATGTTAAATTGTATAATAAGCTATTAACTAAGGGTGTTCCTTGGAGTGCTATTAGTATTGAGCAAGACTTCGCTTTAATTATTAGTAGACAAACAAGATACGGATGGCATTTTGATGTAGAGAAGGCTCAGGCCTTACACATTGAACTACTTGATGAGAAAACTAGTATTGAGGACGAGTTATCTAAGGTATTCACACCTCTTAAGGACTGGATTCCTATGAATGTAGTACCTATGTACACCAAGACAGGTTCTGTTTCTAAGCTATATGAGAAGCAGGTAGCTAGAGGTGCACACATGGATTCTAAAGGTCGCTGGGGAAGATTCGATGAGATATTCTTCAATCCTGGTAGTAGACATCACATCCGTAGATGGATGGAAGAAGTTTACAACTGGCATAGCCCTGAGAAGACTGAGAAAGGTACTCCAATTATTAATGAGGCAGTCCTAAAGAATGCTAAGTTTCCTGAGGCACAGCTATTACGTAAGTACTTTTTAATACAAAAGGTACTTGGTATGGTTGCTGAGGGAGCCAATGGTTGGTTACGTTTAGTACAAGATGATGGGCGCATATATGGACAAGTTAACACGTTAGGCGCTGTTACAGGACGTTGTACACATAGTAAGCCTAATATAGCACAAACTCCATCAGGCCGCTCTTTTAAGGGTAAGGAATGTAGAGAACTTTGGACAGTACCTAAGGGTAAAGAAATAGTTGGTTGTGATGCTAGTGGTCTAGAACTAAGAATGCTTGCACATTATATGGCTGCCTTTGATGGCGGTGAGTATGGTGAGCAGGTAGTCAATGGTGATATTCATACTATTAATCAAGAAGCTGCGGGTTTACCAACTAGAGATAATGCTAAAACATTCATCTATGGTTTCTTATATGGTGCAGGTAATGCTAAGATCGGTGAGATTGTTAATGGTACTGCTGGACATGGTAAGAAGTTGAAGGAATCATTCCTTAATAAACTACCAGCACTTAAGAAACTAACTAGTGCTGTTAAGAAAGCTAGTAAGAAAGGTTTCTTAGTAGGCCTATCTGGAAGGAAGTATGCTATACGCTCAGAGCACAGTGCATTAAATGTATTGTTACAAGGTGCAGGTGCATTGGTGATGAAGTACTATTTAGTTGAACTAGATAAACGCTTACAAGCTAAGTATACTAGTGGTATCGATTATGAATTCATTGGTAATATCCACGATGAAGTCCAGATGGAAGTTAGTACTGACCTAGTAGAAGATATCTCTAAGATAGCTGAGGAATCCTTTGCTGGCGTAGAGAAACAACTAAACTTTAGAGTTAAACTTGAGGGGGAAGCACAACATGGAAGAACTTGGAACGATACACACTAAGGTCTGTTCAGTCTGTAATGAAGATAAAGAGTACTCAGAATATCATAGAGACAAAACCACCAAATCTGGTTATAATTCATCTTGTAAGGTTTGTGAGAACATCAGAAAAGCAGAGAGTTATGAGGGTAGGAAATGGGAAGTTTTTAATTATAAAGGCTGTTCCTGTGAGATATGTGGGACTATTGAGAACGCAGAGTTTTATGACTTTCACCATAGGGTACCAGAGGATAAGAACTTCGATATAACAGCAAATCTTATGAGAAAGTGGAGTACACTATTGCCTGAGCTAGATAAATGTTTAATGTTGTGCCCTAACTGTCACAGAAAGGAACACATAAGGATGCGAAATGATAAAGCTAAAGATAAAACCACTGAGTAATAATGAGATGTATGGTGGTAGGAAGGTAAAGTCGTACAAGTATAGAAACTTTGAACGTGCAATTATGCCTTTGCTGCCTGAGGATATAGAAATACCTAAGGGTAAGATACACCTAAATCTTATTGTAGGTCTTAGTAGTAAACTAGCAGATCTGGATAACACCTTAAAGCCTTTCATTGATTGTTTACAATTGAAGTATGGTTTTAATGACAAACGGATATATAAGATTTCTGCTAAGAAAAAGGATGTAGTAAAAGGTAAGGAATACATACATTTTGAACTAAAGGAGATAAAAAAATGAGCAAGCAAATTGGAGGGGATCACTACGATTTAGCCGTACAACCTATTGATTATATTATGGGTAACGGGCTAGGTTACTGTGAGGGAAATGTTGTTAAGTACATAACAAGACATAACAGTAAGAATGGAGCAGAGGATATTCGTAAGGCTATCCATTACTGTGAGTTCATACTGGCTCAAGTCTATGGAGAAACTAATGATAGCACTAATTGATGCGGATAGTATTGTCTATAAGTATGCGAGTATCTACCAAGATACCTGCATCTGGGAGGATACTGAGGAAGGTGTAGTAGCCTCTGTTGAGATAGACCTAGAGTCAGCCTTAAAGGAAATGGATGATTTTATACAAGGTATCCAAGATATCACAGATACTGATGATGTCGTACTTGTACTAAGCCCTAAGAGAACCTTTAGGTATGATGTAGCAGAAAACTACAAAGGTAATCGTAAGAAGCCTAAGGTTTCCTTGCAGATGTTAAGTACATTGAAGGATGCTTTATTTGAAAGAGGTGCCTTACAATTTGATAATGTAGAAGCTGATGATGTATGCGTATCCAGAATGTACCAAGAACCTGGTAAGTATGTTTTATGTCATATTGACAAAGATCTTGATCAGGCTGTAGGTGAACATTACAACTATAACACACAAGAGAAGTATTCGGTTGACCAAGAGGCCGCTGATTATTTCTTCTATGAGCAGATACTCCAAGGGGATTCTGTTGATGGTATTAAGGGTTGTCCTAAGATCGGAAAGGTTAAAGCCAAGAAGATACTAGGTAATTATAATAATACTAAGGATTGGTGGGATATTGTCAAGGTTACTTATGACAAAGCTGGTATGACTTATGATTATATGATTCAGCAAGCTAGACTTGTATATATGTTGAGAGATTTTAATGAGACCACGGGTGATTTTACCTTGTGGCTACCTGAGGAATAATAATGAAAGATAGAAACTGGTACACAGCTAGTTACAGTTGGAAGTGGTTAATCGTAGCAATAGTTGTTACGTTTATATTGGCTTATGCTAACAAAGCAGAAGCATCGCCTACACAAGCTGACTATAACTTTGCACCTGAGATAGTTGAACTGCATATCCTTAAGAACGATGGTATGAATAGTCACGAAGTTTATACTTGTAGGAACGTACGTACTTGTTACAACTTGTACCTAGAGAAGCGTATGAAAGATGTAACAATCAACTGTGCTACTAAGATGTATATCAAGCGTAGTAACGGTAACACTATGAGATTAAAGGGAGTGAGACGATGATGGATTTATTTATATGGGCTATGGCCATACTTGTAGTAGGTTTCTCGTACTGGTGTGGGCGTAGTGATTGTCAGAAGAATGGATGTTATAGGGAAACTAAGGAGAATGAAGATGAGTGAACTAAAAGAACTACCCTTAGACTATTGG